TCCGTGCAAAGACTTTATGATAGTTTCTCTAATGCTGTTGGATGCTACGGCAATTTTCCAACCTTCAGATTTTAGATACAGCATGATGTTTATAGCTTTATTATTTACTGGAAGATTTTTAAGCATTAAAAAAGTTTCTTCTTGCTTATCTTTCCAAACATTGTTATGAGATTCTTGTGGCAGCCCTTTTTCTTGAGTAAGCATAGAAAGTTTTTTCTTAGTATTTAGACCATCATATTTTGACAAATGTTCTTGATAAGATATTTTATATTTTGGATCAACTTTTTCTAATGCATTGTTAAGAGCTTGATAGTGTAAGTCTTTTGAATCAATTAGCACACCATCTAAATCAAATATAACTAACTTATTACTCATCTTTGTGGTCCTGCGTGTCTATGCCACTTGTTATGTCTAACAACACTTTTACCATTGCACTTCATAACATACTTATCTCTTACCCTGTAAGACCATTCAACATCTTCTTCTTCATTCCATCCACGACTTTCATCAAGTGGTTCTTCAATCATTACATGACGCTTGACCATAAAGAATCCACCAGAGATGTACATATACTGAGTTTGAGACCAATCGTTGTAGTCTAAAGACCAGGCTCTCCCGTGACCTGGCTTATCCCAAAGAGACCAGTCCATAGGATTTCTTGATCCAGTAATTAAATATTGTGGGCAAGAACAAATTTCCCAATCAGTTCCAAATTCAACAAAGTTTTTATACCAGTCTTTATCAAAGATATGATAGTCGTGCATCAAAACTATATTGTCATACTTAGCTTCTTTTACAAGGATGTTCTTTTTTCTTGTAATCCATCTTTCTTTAACTGATTCATTAAAGTCAATCTTTCTAATATCCTTACCATCAATATTAGAACTATCTCCACCACCAACAAATAGTATTTCATATTCTGGGATATTAAGATTACGAATGCTCTCTATGATCTCTTGAAGTCTTTGCTTATCTTCGTATACTGTTATGATTCCAAATGTCCACTGGATGTCATTCATTTATAAAGCCTGCCGCTATGACAGTTACTAAAATACCATCCTCAAGATCTGGATCTAAAACTGTACCAAATATGATATCAGCATCTTCGTGTGCTTTTTCTGAGACTAATGAGGCTATCATATTTACTTCAGACATTTTTATATCTCCAGAGGAGGCTATTGAAATAAGGACCCCCGTTGCACCATTTAAATCTATATTAAGAATAGGACTTGTGATTGCTTGATTGCCAGCTGATTCTGCACGGTTTTCTCCATCTGCATAGCCAATTCCCATAAATGCAGATCCAGCATCTTTCATAACTCTTTTAATATCTGCAAAGTCAATATTAATTTGACCAGGGGTAGTTATTAAATCAGAAATTCCTGCTATTGCTTTTAATAAAACCTTGTCTGCTTCTATAAATGCTTCCTGCATAGATATATCTGGATCAAGCATTGAAATAAGATTCTCATTTGGAATAACTATAAGAGTATCTACTTCCTTGCTAAAACTATTAATTCCTTCTAAGGCATTTGTCATACGTTTCTTGCCCTCAAACCCAAATGGGGTAGTTACAACGCCCACAGTTAAGGCTCCAGCCTTTTTAGCACATCCTGCTACTACAGGTGCAGAACCAGTTCCAGTTCCACCACCCATTCCAGCCGTTACAAAAACAACGTCAGCCCCTGAAACAACTTCAGAAATTTCACCGATGCTATCTTTTGCTGACAGTCTTCCAATATTTGGATCTGCTCCAGCACCAAGACCACCAGTTCTATCTCTTCCAATATCAACTTTAACATCTGCCAAACTTGGCATTAGTGCTTGAATATCAGTATTAACTGCAATAAATTCAACTCCAGATAGTCCCTGTAAGATCATGCTGTCTACAGCGTTTGTTCCACCGCCACCACAACCAATTACTTTTATATCTATTGAACTACTCATAAGTTAATTATACCTTAAAGACTATCCTATTTCTTTTGCTAGGTCTGCCCACATATTTCTGGTTTCTTCTATCTTCATCATAGCATCAAGTACTGTCATTTCCATAAGTTCATCTACATCCATACCAATTTTTTCTGCAAATTTAATCATCTTTGTTAAAAACATCATCCACAACTATCCATTCCAATGTAAAGAGATTCTGCAAAAGAAGAATTCTCTACCGCAAGATCAACTATGTGTGACTTTTTATTTTTGTCCCCAAGCTGTCTGGTAAGCAAGTAAGATGTCAATGCCTTTGAGTACTTAGATACAAACTCATCTACAGTATACATTTTACTTTCATAAACAATAGTTCTATCATCTTTGACTTCTTTATACACAACGGTCTTATCTTTTTTTATTTCTTTATTTTTCATTTAACATTGTCCTAATCACTTCAAGTGCCATTTCTATACCAGTAAATGGCAGACCTAATTTTTCTCTTTCATCTCTAACATACTCTATCCTATTTTGGACAGAAAGTAAAGTATTCCTTCTAACAAAATCATTAACAGTTTGAAGTTCTCTTACTTGATCTCTATAGTAATAATAATCATCTGACATTATATTAAGTCATCTGTTAAGTGATGAAAATGTGGTAATGGTTCAAAGTCATCAAACATTCCCATTTGGTTATAAGGCTCAGAAAGATCGCTTTCATCTTCATAATCATCCCATACTGCTGTATACATATCTGCATATGGAGAAGAAACTTTTGCTAACCAAGATGAAATATTCATTGCTTGATTTGCAAACCATCTAACAACTGGTCCTTTATCTACATCATGCTCTAGTTCAAAATTCATTTCTACCTAACCTTTCCATCTGATCTAATAGTTTTAACTCTTTGTTTTAAGTACTCATCTTCGTGTTCTAAATAAAAATGAACAAACAATTTTTCATACTCTTTGTCATCAAGAGTTCCGTGTTGTTCTTGATAATCTTTTAACATTTCTTTAATTTTTATAACTAATGACATTAGAAATTTCCAGTCTCATCCTTGTGATTTTCTTTAAGGTGATCAATTAAATCTAATATATCTAAAAAACTTTTTTCACATAAATAACATTCGTTAAATACTTCTCTTTTATCAGACATTATATAATCCAGGGATCATCATATTCGTGCAGGATTATTGGAGTTAACTCACCCATCCAAGCACCTTCACAATTATACAAGATATATTCATCAGCTTCTTCAAAACTCATATCATCACGATCAACAAGAATTTGCATCATCTTTATAAATGAATATGTTGCAAGAGTTGGCTGACCACATCTTTTAGATAGACCTATAAATGCTTCTTCAAAGCCATCCATAACCATAATCTCTTCATCTAATTGAGATAAGAATTGTTCTAATCCTTCTTTAGTCATTACCAGCCTCCAAGACAATCACTTGAGTGAGTATGAATCCAAAGGTTACCCTCCATATGCTTTTTAGTGGGTGCGTAAAGATCTGTACCACACGCACCACACTCATAAGACCACTCTTCTGCAAAGAAATCATATTGAAATCCTTTAGTCATCGTAAATTACATACCTTATGCTAGAAGAATCGTTATGATCAAGCATTCTTTGCTCTTTCATTTTTGTTCTTGCAGCATCTTCTGCATCTTCTTTTGAAGCAAACTTTACATCTTTAAGTCCACATCTAACTTTTTCCCATTCATTAACAGAAATTCTTCTTTGAACAGAAGCTTTCCAGAATGTTCTATTCTTATTTAAACTTATTACTCCACGATATTGATTTTCATTAACACTCATTGAATTTTTTGTAATTCCAAACACCTTATCCTCCTGTACTATAGAAGCCTTTTCCTTTAAAGGCTATTCCTCCAACACTAAAAATTCTTTTAATGTTGCTACCGCAATCTGGACAATTTTCTGGATCAGGATCATTCATACCCTTGACCAACTCTTTATTGTCCTCGCACTTTTCACATGCATATAAATATACTGGCATTAATATACTCTACCAAACTTTTTATATTTTGTCAATATTGAAAAGCCCCCCTCTTTCGAGGGGGACATCCAACTAAGCCCAAGGGTCAGGCTCTTCTGCTCCAACTGAAACTGTTGAGTTTGAAACATTACTAGTTTTATTAAATGTTCCAGACTTAATTGATAGGGATGAACCAACATCGGTTGCATCAATTTCAAAGGCGTTGCCTCTAGTTCCGTCTTTTCTGTCAAATTCACGATACTTTAATTTACCGTGAACGATTACTTTATTTCCTTTTGAAAGATTCGATGAGACATTTTCTGCCAGAGTTCTCCAACATACAACATCATAAAATGCCGTGTCTCCATCTTTCCAAGTTCCATCAGAATCTTGGAATCTTTCTGTACTTGCCAAGCGAAGCTTGGTCAATACTTTTCCTGAGCCAAGATCCTTTTTTTCTGGATCTTTAACCAGGTTTCCTATTACCGTAATTGTTGTAGCCATTTTTACTCCTTATAGCTGTCTTTCATCATTATACTTTATATCTAAGATTGGGTCAAGTGAGACATTCGCACCTAACGACTCTAAGATATTTTTTATTTTCGTCATATAATTTATACAACGAAGCCTTTCCTTGTCATTTAAATGTCTCCAATGACTCTCATAAAATTGAATAGCAAGAAAATGACCATAGTCTGCAATTGCTATTTCAAAATGTTTTGGGGCTTTTACAGATCTAATAGCATGTTTCATCTTATCTGTATACATTAACCATTCTCCATTGTAATTCCAGCCCAGACATCAAACCAATCTGTTTTTTCTTTATGACTATTAAATTCTTTAGATATCTTTCCGCCCTCTAAATAAACGCCACCCCAAACACCCCACTCAGAGTTACTAACTCCGTAGGCTAGGCACTGTCTTTGTGCTGGACACTTAATACACAAAAGGTCTACCTTTTTTGAAACTTCTGGATTTTCTTCATATTGATCAAAGAAAAGATTTGTATCCATATTAAGGCATAAAGCTTTTTCATCGAACTTGTACATCGCCCTTCCTTAATATAGAGTCTGGTATATCCCAGACCCCACCAGTATTTTCAAACACAACTTTCTTGTGCCAGGTAGAATCAATAAAGGCTGCATTCTTTTTTAGACTAGCGTCTTGATCTTTTTCAAGAAACACAACATTCCAACCATCCCACGTTAAAGAAGGGTTGTTACTTACAATTGACTCCATTTTATGTAAATCAGATATTTTCATTCATAGATCTTTCTGTACTAATAATTACTGTTAAGATTGTAACAATAAATTGGAATATAAACATTAGAATAAATCCTATTTGATTTGTAGCAAGACCATACCATAGTGTAACCACTTGATATACCATCCAACATAAAACCATAAACGCTATCTTTGGCACACTTGTTTTCATTGTTACTGCAACAAGCATAGACAAATAAAACAAACTATAAGATGCAAAAATTATTAAAGACCATACTGTTAAACTCATTTTAATACCTAAATATTCCCATCTCAAGACCTTCTTGGTGCTCCATATATGTAGCAAATTTTGACAATGGTTCTTTTGGCAAACTAAAATATGCATAGTATGTAACGTGTTCAATATTTTGTCTAACCCATTGTTCATTTATTTTAGAAAAGGAAACTTTAAAACCTTTTTGCTTTAAATAGTTTTCTGAAGAGTTACAAAACGCTGCAGTAAAATTATTAATCTTGTGTGGTCCTAGACTCCATACCTGGATTTGATTATTATTATTTGGGGTTGACAGTGCAACTGTCATAGCCCTCATAAATATTTCATAATCAGAGAACTCTTTTGTTCCCTCAACTACAATAACCATAGTAAATCCTTTTCTATTAAATACTATTATACATTTTTATAAGATAAATGTCAACTTCATATTAGCTATTTATGTTATCAATTATTGAAAGAAGATTTTTTACTTCCTTCTCAGAAAGATCGAATACGTTTACTCTTGTAGCATTTTCATTAAGAATTCTACCATCTTTACTAACATTTGCGGTATATAGTATATTATCTACAACCCAATAGGCACTATTTTCTTGGATAGCTACTTTTACAGCTCCTTCATCTAAGATTTTAGATGATTGACTTTTTCTAGAAAATGCTTTAAAAGATATTAAAAAATCTTTTTCTCTATTTTCTTGAATTAAAGAGGTAATTATTACAAATAAGTTTATTGCAAAGAAGTTTGTAGCAATTACACAGGCTGATATTCTTTGTAAGGGAGATAACTTTTCCATATAGCCTCCTGTTATTTATAAAAAGAAAATGGTGAGTCTTTCCAAGTCTCATCTGATTTAGATGCTCTTGCACTTTGAATTGCTTCCCACTTTTGTGTTGACCAAGCAAATCCAGAATCTCCACCCCAAAGTAGCCAGGCTATCTTTCCGTTTGATGGACGCTCTGAATTATCAAAGTCTTTACCCTTCTTGTCTACTTCGTGTCTTGAAAAGAATGAATACATTCTTGCAACAGTCTCTGGACTTAAGTTTGTACGATTGCTTAAATCACGAGCACGAGCAACTCCAACAGCAGTTCCGCCTCTGCCAAACTTACTTCTTAACTCTAATCCTCTTTTTGCATTACTAGCCATAGCCTCTGTTGGCTTTAAATCAATATCAGAAACATCTCTTTTTTCTACATTGTACCCTTTTCTTTGAGACTTTGGCTTCCATTCTTCTGGAAGTAAATCAATTCTATTAAGAGCTTCTGCTCTACGAATAATGTGGTTACGAGCTCTTGCATAATTAGAAGAACGACCAACTGATTGTACTGCATTACTTAAATCTGCTGCAGTAACAATTGGAAAAGATCCATCTGGCAAAGCCATGTCTCTGCGAGCTAACATTTGTCTTTCTTTATCAGAGTAATCTTTTTTACCCATGCTATGCATTGGACAATTTTTATCAGTACACTCTTCCATAGTATGAGAGTATTTGTTTGGGGTATCGTCATTTCCAATTACAGCGTCATCATTGTGATATGACTTTGAAGATGAGATACTAAGAGTTGCTACTCTATGACCAACTAAGGTATCTGTTGGCTTTCCATCTCTATAAATTCTAATAAGTGCTGCTGGATTGTCTGCAGTTCCAGTAATTGTAAAATCAGAATTAGGAACATTTATAGAACCACTTCTTACAACTCTTACAACTTTTCCTCTTGCAGTTCCACCACTGGAGTTCCAAGAAACCATCTGACCAACTCTAACAGATTCAGCTTTTGACATATCTTCATTAGACTCTGACTTCTTTACTGGAACACAGTTTGGAACCATTCTTCCACCCTTTTCTTTCATTCCTGCTTGTCTATATCCAACCCAACATTTTTTCTCCAGGTTATCCCAGTTGTCTTCTTCTTCATTATCAGACTTGTACATTTCAGGAACCATTTCCATAAACTCTTCTCCAGAACTTTTCATATCAGCATTTACATAACCATCTGGAATTACTGCAAGTCTGCAAGCACCCTCTTCTTCAATCTGTTGAGAGATAATTGCACAGGCAACTGCAGATTTATGAAGTGCACAGTTTCCACACTTAACACCAATTGAAGCATTTTGATTTGTAGAGCCATCTTCATAGCCAATCCAAATACCTTCTGATTGATCTAGTGGTCCAAGCTCTTCTGCTAATTTTAATAATGAATCTGCAAAGGCTTTTTCATCTTCTGAAAGCATATTGTAAAGGGGTTCGCCTTCCCAATGTTCTGATTTAACAATATCCATAACTACTATTATATCCTATCTTTGATCGTAGTGATTTAATAATACTTCAAGAAAAAATCTTTCATCCTCAGAAAAAGTATCAATATTTTCTTTTATATGTTCTACCTGTTCTGGAGTAACTCCAACAATTGTTTGCCCCTCAGTAAACACTATGTCTACAACATCTTTCATCCAAAGACTTGATGCCATTTCTCCAACGGCTTCATAATGTGCATAATATAATTCTGGATATAGTTCTTTACATTTTGAAGTAACCTTGTATGTAAACTGATCTGATGGAGAATCATACCCCATAATTTCCATAGCACCTATTTCAATTAAATACTCAATCATTTCTGATAATTCTTGGTTATTCATTTCCTCATTATTTTCCATGGGGCAAAGACTCCTTCACAGATAGTGGTGAGACTCTTGTGTACATAGAATCTTTATATAAGTTGCAAAGAAAGTCTACTCCACTATAGGAGCATCCACTTCCAATACCGCCTTTAATATCTTTAATAATATCTTTTACAGAACCTTTATAGGCAATCTTTGTAGAGATGCCTTCTGCAACTGCAATATCTTTGTCTTTATTAGCTTCTTTACTTGCCATACCTCTGAATACTTTAAATTTTTTATCACCTTTAAAATGTAAAGATCCTGGAGACTCATCTGTACCAGCCAACATTGAGCCAAGCATTACAGAATCTGCTCCTGCTGCAAAGGCTTTAACCATGTCTCCAGTATTTCTAATTCCACCATCTGCTACAATTCCAGCATTTAAGCCAAACTTATCTCTTGCTTCTCGCACGTTTATAATTGAAGATAGTGTTGGAATACCGTGACCAGATACTATCCTCGTTGTGCACATACTACCGCCACCAATGCCAACTCTAACAGAATCAGCACCTGCAGAATCTAGGGCAACATACCCCTCTATAGTTGCTACGTTTCCAGACATTATATGAACGCTATCTCCAACAAGATTCTTTAATCTAATAGTCGCATCAATTGCCATTCTACTATGACCATTTGCAGTATCAATTAAAAGCATTGATACCCCTGCTTTAATTAACCTATCAACATGCTCTTCAATAAAAGTGCTTGACAAAGCTGCACCAACGGGAAGCCCAAGATCGTTGTAATTGGAAACCTCCTCAACCATTTTTATTTGACTTTTTACAGACATAAATCTATGAATAATTCCGATTCCACCAGATTCAGCAATAGCAATAGCCATATCTTTTTCACAAACTGTATCCATTGGAGATGCTATTACTGGCAAATCTAACCAGGTATATCCACCAATAGGCATTTTAAAATCTACAGAAGACCTGCTTACAACTTCTGAATATTGTGGAACCATTAATATATCATCAAAACAGATATCATTATTTACTAAATATTCTTTCACAGATTTAAATCCATTTTCTACTAAATTAAATTAAAGTTTATAAGATATTCTTTAATATCTTCTGTCATCTCAGGCTTAGATTTTATCATCTTCTCATCATCCTTGTCAACTTTTGGACGAGACTTGTATGTATGAATTTCTACTTCCTGAATTTTTTCTCTTCTCGTATGGCTGATTGCATTATAAACAGATCCACACATAGCATCTGCAAGGTCCTTAGATTTCTTTCTTGGGTGGTCAACTCTATTATTATTCATAATTCTAAGTTCCTGCATTTCTTCAAGTAATAAATCTATTAGAGGTAATGCTATTCTTTCTTCATAAATAAGCATAGATAAATCTTCATAATGTTTTTTAGCTACCGATAAAGTTTCTGTCTTTATTCCTACACTACTTAAATCTCTTTGAATATCAAAAGAGTTCCATCGGTCAAAAGTTACTAAGCCAAGATTAAATCCAAGCCTTCTTAAATTAATAATCCAATTTTTTACTTCTGATAAATCTACTGGACCTTCTTTTTTAGGCTCCCAATAAACGATTGCATCAACTACAACAAAAGGAACAATTTGCTGGTAGTCGTTGAACGATTGTAGGCTTACCCACTTATCAATGTGAGCAATAGATACAGCACACTTGTCATGCTTTTGTGCCAAGTCAGCGTGGACATAGTAAGTCACTTCAGGGTCTGGTTGGAATGATTCTTCTATTCTTTTACCAACATCAATAGGATTATGCTTTTTAAATGCCATTCCAAGTTTTTCTCTATTCTTAAAGAAAGCATCAGATGATGTGGTTGGCATACAGGCAAAACGCATCAGTGCATCTGGCATGTCTGTAAAGAAAGCTAATTTAAAATCTTCAATTTTTCTTGTAGGATTAATCTCCCAAGTTGGTCTTTTAAGTGCAAAGACTCCAGGAAGTTTGTAGGAATTAATATGGTCTTCGTCCCACTCTACAGTAAACTTATTTTGTGGATCATCTTCTGATAGTGCTGGGTTTAAAATAAACTCGTGTGATCTTACAATGGTTTCTTTCTCTGCAATAACATCTTCATACCTTGTTGAAATAAAGTCACCCTTAAAACGAGGGAATGAGAGAAGAACTACCTTGCCAAAGTCTGGGAAGCGAGAGTCAACGGATCCACGGAATGCTTTATAAATATTTTCAGCAGTTTTAGCGTGATCATTTCCACTTGCAGACTCCATTGCAAATCCAGAAATCTCATCAAGAATTGCAAGCATTAAGTTTAAACCTTCAGCAGACTCTCTTTCTGAGTGACCAGAGTAAACAGTAATAGATTTATCAAATTCAATACCATCAATTCTTGGTGGAGAAAACTTTCCCGCAAACCAAGGAGAACCCTCTATCTTACTTCTAAATCCTTTAAAGAAAACATTCTTTGCTTGTTGAGCATTGATAGCAACATTCATAATATCAATAGCATCATTGGATGGCTTACCAAAATATCTTGAAGGATCTTTTAAACATAATAATTTATAAACTAAATAAGAACATCCTACAGTAGAGGTATAATCTTTTCCACTACCTTTTCCAAGTTGCATAATAATTTCACCCTTGGTATATTTTTTATAGTGTTCCTTGCCAGCTTCTTCACCCATATATCTAATGATATCTTTTTCTTGATAGATTTGACTCATACAT